GAAAGTTCATAAGTGAACATTAATACGCAGAATATAAGCGAAGTTGAAGAAGCGTTATTAATGTCTAGTAAAGACTTAATATCTTTTGGCAAGCTTTTCTTACCTGAAGATTTTACACGCAGTGAGACTCCTCCATTTCATTATGAAATATCTGATGTTATAGATAATAGAGAAATAAAGCAATCTGCTATTATTGTTCCACGTGGTCATGGCAAGACTATATTGACAAAAGCTTCTATTTTAAAAGATTTTCTTTTTTGCCCGAGTGATGATTTTTATTTCTATGCTTGGGTATCTGCAACACAGAAACTTTCAGTAGGTAATATGGATTATATAAAACATCATCTTGATTATAATGACAGGATACGTTATTATTTCGGTGATACAAGAGGCGGAAAATGGACGGAAGAGGATATAGAATTAAAAAATGGATGTAAGTTAATAAGTAAATCAAATGTAGCTGGTATTCGTGGTGGCGCTAAATTACATAAAAGATATGATTTAATTGTACTAGATGATTTTGAACATGAAGCAAATACAATCACAAGGGACGCAAGGGATAAGAATGCGAATCTTGTTACTGCCGTTGTTTATCCCGCACTTGAGCCTCATACTGGTAGGTTGCGTGTTAATGGCACTCCCGTACATTATGATTCCTTTATTAACAACCTTCTTACACAGCATGCAAAAGCTAAAAAAGATGGGGATGATTTTGCTTGGGAGATAGTTACGTATAAAGCATTGCAACCTGACGGAGCCCCGCTTTGGGCATCATTTTTCCCTGCTTCTAAATTAGAAGAGAAGAAGAAGTTTTATATGGACTCTGGACAGCCTCATAAGTTCTTTCAAGAATATATGATGGAAGTAATGAGTGAGGAAGATGCTGTATGGACAAGAAATCATTTAAAGTATTATGATGGCTATTATAAACATGAAGATGGTATCAATTATATAGTAAAAGATGGTAACCTTGTTCCAGTTAATGTATTTATTGGATGTGATCCTGCTACTGATATAGATACTAAACATTCTGACTTCAGTGTTATCATGGCTATTGCTGTCGATATAAACAATGAGTTGTATGTGTTAGAGTATGAAAGGCACAGGAGTATTCCTACAGTTGGTTCAAAAGATTCCGATGGCAATATTTTAGGTCGCACTGGTGTTGTTGATTATATTATATCTATGTATAATAAATATAACTGTTCTTCAGCTACTGTAGAAGATGTAGCTATGAACAGAAGTATATTCCAAGCATTGAATGACGAAAGGCGTAGATTAAATAGGTTTGATATAGCTGTAATACCACAGAAACCAGGAGGCCAACACAAAAGAAATAGGATTTATAGTGGTTTAAGCGGTAGATTTAGTATGGGTACTGTACATATTAGAAAAAATATGTTTGATTTAATCAACGAAATTGTTACATTCGGACCTAAAATGGCTCATGATGATACCATTGAGACCTTATATTATGCACAATTGCACGCTTTTCCTCCCAATATGAGGAAGAATAAGGATAAAAAGGGTTGGTATAAGCCTAAAAGAAAAGCAAAAAACTGGATTGTTGCTTAGTATATGAACGGACCTTTAGATAATACAAGTTTTGTTACAAGTCCTAGTTTAAGTTTAAGGACTATGAGCAAATTGAATGCTCTTGACGGCAGTTATCAGCCGAAGTCGACAATGTGGAGTGGTGTTACAAAGAATATTTATCCTCAGGGTAAAATGAAAAACAAGCAGTCTAGGAATGCTTTAGCGGTTGCAAAGTCTATGTATAATTTACTTGGACTTGGTTATTCTCCAAAGAAAAATGTAATAGAACCGTTTCGTAAAGGTAGTTTTAATATACCATTCAAAGGCGGCTCGTCTTTGTACGGTAGTTATAATAAAAGACGTAGAAACGGTGGTTATGACTGGAAACTTAGAGTTAGCGTACCAATCGGTAGGTAAATGCCTCATCCTAAAAAAAGAGAAAGAGTGAGTTTCATGTCAATGATGGATGATATGCTTACTATTGATAATCCAATTGCAGATCGTGCCCCTGTATTTGGAAGCGAGCATACTTTAAATGTTGATGCTAAAAATGCGATTGAAGATGCTGTTAACACGTGGCTTAAAGAAGTCGGAGGGACAGTTGAAAGCACAGGTTTTCTTAATACTGTCACTTCTGGATTTAGAACGATGGATGAACAACAAGAATTATATGATGCGTGGACTTCTTGGAAAGACACTGGAGTAGGAAAAAAACCTCCAGAAGCTACTGAACCATCAAAGTCTCTACATCCAAAAGGGACAGCTATTGATTTAGGTCAGTCTGATTTTAGAGGTTGGTTTAGAAAGCATGGCGAAGAATTTGGATGGTATGGTAAGAAATATAGTGGAACAAAACATCACTTTGAGTATAAAGGTAAGAAAGGTAGTGGAGGTAAATAATGCCAAGAAAAAGTAATAAAAAGAAGGCTGAGGCAGTTAGAGAGTTATGGAATAAGGCATCTACAGGCGAGAGAAGTAGATGGCGTAGTATAAATCAGCGTGGTTATGATTTTTATCTAAATGATCAGTTAACGTCTAGAGATCGTGACGATTTACAAGAAGCTGGTATGCCTGATTTTATTATTAATAGAATCACACCAGCTATAGAGATAATGAAGTTTTTTGTTACTGCTAATAATCCTCGGTGGCAGGCTGTTGGAAGTGATGGTTCTGATGTAGATATTGCAGCTGTTCATGCTGATGTAGCTTCATATTGTTGGTATATATCAAATGGTAAGTCATTGTTTTCACAAGTAGTTCAAGATGCATTTACAAAAGGTATCGGATATATGATGGTTGATGTAGATGCTGATAAAGACAGGGGAATGGGCGAAGTAGTATTTAAAAGAATAGAGCCATTTGATGTTTATGTAGACCCAATGAGTCGTGACTTTTTATTTAGAGATGCTTCTTATATAATGGTTAAAAAGGATTTACCTAAGCATCATCTTTCTAGTATACTCCCTGAATATAAAAAGAAAATAAGAAGTGCTAGCGGTACTGTAAATACAGTTGGTTCATACACTGAAAGAGATATTGTTGAATCTGATAGTATACAAGCAGACGATGTTCTTTCAGTTGCATATAAGCCAACAGGTGAAGATGATGATATGATTGATTTTTACGAGATGTACTCTAAAGAAAAATTACCATATTATAATTTATTTATTAAAGTTCCTCCATCACCAGAAGAGATGGAAATGATAAATGGTAAAGTACAGGAAAGAATGGATACGATATCTAAAGAGATGATGGTGGCAGCTGAGGAGAAAGAATTATCCATTACTATGGCTTTACAGCGTGGTGAAATTATTGAATCAAGAGCGCAATTAGAAATTGAGAAACTTGCAAAAGAAACACAGTCAGCTATTGAATCAGAAAGAGCTGCTATCGAAGCTCAGGTTACAGAAGAAGTTTCCAAAGTAGAAAATAGAGTAGTAAGTGAAGATGAATATAAATTACTTATTAAGAATAAAGAGTTTTTAAGTACTCTTGTTGATTTTGTTCAGTATTATGATACTAGAGTAAAAGTTACTTGTGTTGCTGGTGATGTTTTGTTATATGAATATTATTTATCTAATACTGAGTATCCTATAATACCATTTCCGTATACATACACAGGGACTCCATATCCAATGAGTGCGGTTACTCCTCTTGTAGGTAAGCAACAAGAAATTAATAAATCTCATCAGATTATGCTACATAATGCTAATTTAAGTTCTAACTTAAGGTGGTTATATGAAGAAGGCTCTGTACCTGAAGAGGAATGGGAAAAGTATTCTTCAGCTCCAGGGGCTTTATTAAAATACAGGCCAGGGTTTACACCTCCAGTACCTGTACAACCGTTAGGTCTTAATCAAGCATTTTTTACTATTACACAGCAGGGTAAACAAGATATTGAATATATTTCAGGTGTTCCTGGTACATTACAAGGAGTAGAATCTGAGAAGACTGAAACTTATCGAGGAATGCTTGCTATGGATGAGTATGGTACTCGTAGAATTAAAGCTTGGATGCAGACTATAATGGAACCAGCTTTAGAACATTTAGGTAAAGTATTTACAGAAACAGCTCAAAGTACATATACAGTTCATAAAGTATTTAGAATAGTGCAACCTGAGGCTGGTGGATTTGAAGATAGGTCAGTTGAGATTAATGTACCAGTTTATAATGATTTTGGTAATGTTGTAAGTAGATGGAATGATTACGCATCCAGTAAGTTTGATGTAAGATATGTAGGTGGTTCTACTATGCCTATTAATAGGTGGGCATTAATGGAAGAGTATTTTAGATGGTTCCAGTCTGGATTGATTGACGATATAGCAATGTTGGCAGAAACTGATATTAGAAATAAAGAACAGATTATAAAAAGAAAAAGTATATATGCTCAGTTGAAACAGCAAGTGGAACAGTTGGCTGAACAGTTGAAAGATAGAGATGGAACTATTGATACTTTATCAAGACAAGTTGTACAAGCTGGTATTAAAGATAAGATAGGTACTGCTGGTAATGAAGTACGGAAAGATGTATTAGAGACTGAAGCACAACAAAAGTTTTTACGATCTTTAGTCAAAGAAGAGAGTAAAAGAAGTAGAGAAAAACCTGTTGAAAGATAAGAATAAAACGCAGTAAATTAATGGAGGTATATTATGGCACTGCACAATGAGCAAAACGACAACCTATTCGAAGGTGATGATTCACTGGACAGTGGCCTCGGGACTCAAGACTCTGATAACTTTTTTGAAGAGCTAGACAAACAGGTGAATAGTGTCGTACTTGAAAAAGAAGCTGGGGAGCCCGTCCAGCGAAACATCGCAACGGCTGAAAACAGCCCCCGAGAAGAAAAAATGCAAGAACAGCAAGAACGAGGGCATGATTACGAGAAGAGGTACGCAGATTCAAGTAGAGAAGCTAAGAAGTTGAAAGGTAGGCTGAACCAACTTGAACCTTACGCACCTATTTTGGATGATATGAGAGAAGACCCTAATTTAATATCACATATTAAGGGATATTATGAGGGTGGTGGTTCAACACCAGGAAATCTCAAGGAACAATTAGGATTAGGCGAAGAGTTCGTCTTTGACTATGATGAAGCTATTGATGATCCATCTTCCGATTCAAGCAAACTATTGAACGCTACTATTGATGGAGTTGTTCAAAAAAGGCTTGGAGAGTTCGCTAGTCAATCAAAAGAAGACAACCAACGTGTAACAGCGGAACAGAGTTTTCGTAGTAAGCATAATATGAGTGATGATGATTTTAAAGAAGTTGTGGATTTTGCACAATCTCGACCTCTCACTTATGATGATGTTTACTTTTTGATGAATAGAGGCAAAAAAGAGGATAAAATAGCTCAGAATACTAAAGGTGAGATGATGCAGCAAATGAAGAAAGTTCGTGAAAAACCTTCTTCAGCAGCGGCAACAGGCTCAGGTGATAGTGGTTCCGAAAGGTCGAGTGACGATGTGGTGTTTGAAACTCTTCTTGGATTTGATTCTGAATTAGAAAAAGCTTTTAGTATTCACTAAAAGCGTAAACGTTTAACTTAAAGGTAATAAAATGGCTGATGTATTTAGTTTAGGTACTGTTTCAGATGTGGCAACATGGTCTGATGGTACTTCAAAAGATACTGGTGATCTTAGACGAAGATACAATTTTGGGGATAGAGTTTCTGAGTTAGCAATTTCTCAAGACCCTTTCTTTAGATTTGTATCTAAGGTTGCCAAAAAGCCAACGGATGACCCTGAATTTAAATTCACTGAACGCCGTCCGTCATACCATAAAAGGTATGCATATGTAACTGGATGGATTGAAAGTGACAACACACAAGTTGTTGGTGGCTCAGGCGGAGATGCGGATTTAACCGCATACAACGATGGAGCTGTCCCAACTTCAATGTCTACTGGAGATACTGTCAAGTTATACATGGCGACAGACTATGAATCGGCTGGAAATATCCAGAATGTTTATGGTCAATCAAGCGGTGCAATCGCAGTTGGAGCTTCTGGAACAAGACCTACTTTTTTCCTTCCGGGGCAATTAGTAAAAGTTCCTTTATCAACAACTGATGGTGGTGGCTCTGTAGGCGATCACTTGATTGCTAAGATTGATGCAGTTACAGATAGTTTAACTAAAGATAGTCGGGAATGTGTACAGATTGACTGTACTGTTACAAGAGTTCCGACTGTTTCTGGTGCAGATTATCTAGCTGGATGGACTGGTGATGATGTTGATGTTCAAGTCTATGACGAAGCAATTCATTCTTCTTTAGAAGGAGAAAGAACTTACGTTATAGGCAGTGCTCATTCTCAAGGTTCTGGATACCCAGAAACTTGGAAAGATCAACCTTTCTCAACTGGATTTGGACTTACTCAGATTTGGAAAACTTCAATGGCAATGGATAACACAACTCGTGCTACCGTGCTGAAGTATGAACCAAATGAGTTTGCACGAATTTGGCGTGAAAAGTTGATTGAGCATAAGTGGGATATTGAAACATCATTATTGTTTGGTTCTCAAGCGTCTGTGGATAGTGTTCAGTACACTCAAGGTGCTGTCGATTTCGCTCTAAGTTATGGAAACATTTTCTCATGGAGTACAACTAAATCACAAGATGATTTTCTTGACGATATGAGTAATTTTCTTGACCCTCGTTATAACAATGCTAATGCTACTCTGTTTATGTGTTCAACTCAAGTTTATAATTGGTTGCATAAGCTAGATGGATATTTTCTAGCTAACATGAAGAAAACAGACTTAGGCTCCGCAAACAGTTTTTACGGACGGTCTGAGATGAGTATTGGTAACAAGAAGAGAGTCTTTGGTGTTGATATTACACAGATTTATACTCCTTATGGAGTTATGAATGTGGCTCGTAATGTCCATCTCGATGGAACACACGTTGATATACTTGCAGTAAATATGAGACATTGTAAATATCGACCATTGGTCGGTAATGGATTGAATCGTGATACAGCAATATATGTTGGTGTTCAGACACTAGAGAATAGTGGTGTTGACCGTAGAGTCGACCTTATTCAAACCGAAGCCGGTATGCAATTCGAAATGCCCGAAGCGCACGCCGTTTGGAAATAGGAGGTATGGTTTATGGCTAAAAATATACCACCTCTTTACGGTTCGAATAAGTCAGGCAAACAGCAATCAAGGGCTTATGGCAGAGTCATTGAAAATGACGGAGCTACAGCACTTAGCTTAGCTCCTCAAGATAGTGGACTCACTGTTTTAATTTCCGGTGGGGTAAATGGAGCTGCAGCTTGCAGTCTTCCCAGCCTCGCATCCGCTGACAGCGATGGATTGGAATATACATTCCTTCTAACAGCTGCAAACGGAACTGGCGATTATGACATTGATGCTGAAGATGGTAAGGATTTCTTTATTGGACATCTTGATTCAGTAGAAGCTGGCACCGATGCTGGTGTTGACTTTAACGGAAGTTCTCATGACCAATGTACTTTAGCAGCTTCTGCGGGAGCAGCTGGAGACCGAGTTCATATCTTCGCAGCTGGAGGTAGATGGTACATTAATGGTAGCATTAATGACTTAAATGGATGGGCAGTAGGCACAAGCTCTGCAAATTCATCTCCTCCGACAGACTCTAACGATCCGTTGTAATCTAAAATTCGAGAGGTAATAGCTCGATATAAGGATTAAAGTATAGGGAGGCTTG